ATTGATTAGCCTCATCACTGGCAGTGTACAATCCACCAGTGGCAGCAATCACTGTGGATCCTGTGGGTTCACCTAGACTGGCCTTGACCAAGGTTGGATATGATGTAGCATATCCAGCAACTCCATAGTAGGTACTGAATTCTTTGAAGTGAGTTGGAAAGCGCAGATTAACAATCTTGTTGCCTGTGCCTGTGTGTGTGATTTCCACACGTTCCCAACGACCCACTCCATAGTGCGTGGCATAGGTTCCACCAGCAGCACTTCCTGTTGTTCCGTAGCCTGTATATCTCATACGACGATAGATATAGAGTTTGCTTAATCCTGTGATTTTATCACCATTGTATTGCAAGCGAATGTAATTGGTTCTTGTGACCACAGTTCCTGCAAGACTAAAACCAGTATAACCACAATTGGTTGCAAGACTAATCTTGTTGTCACAGGCAATGATATCCACAGTGGGATCCACTAGATCAAATGCTTGATTTTCTTTGGCCAGGGCTGTGTTGGTATCCATTTGCACAAATCCAAAACCTGGAGCCCAGTTGTTATTGCTGGGAAAATCAGTACTCTGTGTTCTATTATGAACATAACCAACACCACGCAGGCTATAGTTGCTGTCCTGCACCACACCACTGCTGCTGACTCGTGGAGTGATCACAATATCATACACTTGGTCAAATGTCATACCATAAACATCAATCACACGCAGTCCATTGGTATTGATTGTGACTGCGCTGTCTGAATACACAGTGAGTGCAGGATTTGTTCCAGGCACAACTGGTCTATAACTGATTTTAACACCACGCCAGGTAGCACGATTGGCCACATCAGGTGGGTCCAGGAAGAATCGCATGCCTGTTGTGGTGCCACTCACAAGATAGTTGATACCAGCATTGGCACTGCCAATTCCCAGTTTGGTATCCAATGCTGATGCCACTGCACCAGGAGGTGCTTGGTCCACTGTGGCAATTGGGTATTCTGTTATGGTTTTCACAGCGGTTACATTATTCACACCATAGGTTGCTTCATATGGATATATAGCACTAGGTGATTCCATTCTTAGTCCTGGCAACACATACTGTTTGGTGCTTTCTGTACCTGATGTATAGGTTAGTCTAAACACAAAGTCATACAGCACAGGACCACCACTCACACCAATGTCTCCTGGAAACGCAAATGTGGTAGCAGTACCAGGAGCATAAGAAGCAAATACCTTTGATATTTTGGTATAGTAGGTATCAGTGCTGACCTTGTAGTAGCAGTTCACACCATTCACATTAGTATTCAGGGCTTCTGTACGAACGTTCTGTGTGAGTGTGATGTTCAGCGTTCTTGTGGCACTGAGACTAGGCACAGTAGCAGTGAGCAGTTCAATTGAGTTGTTTGTGGCTGAAAGATCTGCTTCTGTAAATGTAGGCCATGCCTGCGAAACCACTTGAACAGTTTCACTTGGATTGGTTCCTGCGCCTGCGCTGTTGGCAGGGTTCAATGTGATTTTTACAAAGTTGGTACTGTATTCACCTGTGGAATATTTTACTCTGGCCCAGAAAGTATATGAGTTAGCAGTGGCTTGCAGTGTGGAAATAATAGCCAATGGACCTACATCAGTGGTGATACTCTTGCCTGCTCCAGCCAGTGTGGTTTCTGTGCCCTTGGTCACATTTGTTGTGGATGTACCTAGTCCAAAATAATAATCAAATCCTGCATACATCGCATGCTGTGGTTGTGTAAACACCAGCCTTGCATAGGTAAGTCCATTCTTGGTCACATAGGTAAGATTGGTTATGTCAATGGTATCTGTTAATGGTGCTGGTTTGGGTGCAGTGGTAGGAGTTGTGTTGGTTCCATTTGTATTGGTGGTACCTGTTGCACTACCAACGCCTCCACCTGCGATATTACCAGTGGTTGTGGTAGGAGTTGTGGGTGCAGGATTGGTTGTGGTTCCACCAACCACAGTGGTAACTGCCTTGGTAGGTGGCACAAGACTATAGTCTGGTTTGTCTACTTCTATTGGATAATAGATACTGGCGCCTTTTGGCACATAGATTGGATTCACACGATCAGGTTCACCAATGCGTGTGTATGGATACAAGAAATCTGGATTACGAACACAGCCTAGATCAAAGGTATAGTTTTCCTTGTGACTGATGTTGATCACACGCCAGGGCACATCACCAAAGTTTAGCAATTTGCTCTGTATCCTGATATTGTCGCCAGGTTCAAGTTCAAATGCATGGCTGCTCACTGTGAGAGTGGCGCTTTCTGCATAACGACTCTTGTTCAACAGGATCTTGGCAAAGTCCTTGGCCATGGCATAGTTGGTTATGCTACCAAAGGTCACTTCCAGTTTGTTTTCACGACCGCCATCCAGCGCAACCAGTGTCAGGCGTTCTGCTTCTGTTTCTGGATACACAACCTGTTGTGTGCTCCATTTGAATTCTGTTCTTGGGTCAACATAGGTCACAACCACTTGGTTGTACTTGCTGCTTCTGTCAATGCCTGTGTAGGTTACTTCACCTGAGATTTCATAGGTATTGTCCAGCAATGTGGCATCAATGATCTGATAGGTACTCACGCATTCAGCAATGATCTCAGCAGAACCTGATGTGATATCTGTTGCATTGCCTGCATCTTCAATCTTGAGTTTGTACTTGCCCTGCACATAGGGTAGATATGCACGGAATCCTTGCAACAACAGTTTTACATTTTGAAAAATGCTGTTGTTGGTATCCAGTACATAGTTACAGGTCATGATTGGACCTTTGATATTGGTTGTGGTATAGGTCACTTCAGTGTTACACTTGGCAGCGGCTGTTCTAAAACTTGCCCAGTCAATTTCGCTGTTGCTCATGCCTTTACCATAGCGTGGATTACGTAGATAATCAAGTAGAATCTCAGCAGGGTTAGTGCTATAGCGTTCTGTATATCCTGTGCCACCATATGTGAAATTTTCATTTGTAGTTCCTGCCACAAGACTGGCCACTCGTTTGCCCAGTATCACTGCGGCAACATCAGGTATGTTTCCTGAGAATGGATTTGCATCTGCTTCGGCCTGTGTTGTAACTGCCAACCATTCATAGCGAACAAACAGTGTGGCTAGACCATTATAGGTCATGGTGTTCTTGAAACTAGGAGAATCTTTCATGAGTCCTGTTTTGAGAGCAGTACCTAGTGTGGACGAGGAAGGAGTATCAAAATACACGCCTGGACTCCAGCGCATGACCACACGCTTGGCATATTTGCCAGTGGTGATAGTGACTTCTTTGCCTGCATTTAGATCAGCAATGATTGTGCCATCCAATTGATTGTCATCAATGTAGAGTTCATATAAACCTTCCACTGCGCCTTCACTAAACACATAAGCAACCCAAAGATATTTGTTTGTGGTTGATCCTGTTTCTGCAAAAGTGATCAATCCACCTGCTTTGCGAAAACCATAGATAACTGGAACACTTTCTGCACCACCTGCACGGCGTGTTACCAACACACCCTGTTGGCGTTCTGCTTCGCCACTCATGTCAGGAGCATCAAACAACCCCATGAAAGGTTGTACCACAAAGTCTACAACAGCGTTAACAACTTTTTCGCCAACCTTGGTTGCACCTAGACCAGCACCAATCACGGCACCAACAGGTCCACCTACAACAAATCCAACTACTGCACCAACTAATGAACTAAACCATCCCATATCACACTATTCCTTTCGCGATAACAGTAGCGCCAGGAGCATAGCCAAGATCGTCAAATAGTTCTTGGTATGTTTCAGGGATCTCATATCCACTGGGTGCTATGATACTCACTGCTGATCTTTCACGTGCCCAGTTTTCAAAAGCATGATGCAACAGCATAAAATTGTCTGAATCTAGGTATGGTTCCTCTAGATACACATAGTGAATCTGTGAAGTTACTATTCCTGAATGTGGTACAGCACTGATAGCACCTGAAATGAATCCTACCATTTCATTCATGTTGTTGTAAAAACACAGCCAACAGGCATGAGCATAGATACTGTACTGTCTTACGTTTTGACCCCATGAGTGTTCATCATAGTCTGTGCTAACGAATTGATCTGCCCAGTGATTACCCATGATAATCACTTGATCAATCGCATCCGGTCCACATGCTCTTACTGTTGCCATTAAAGTTTGCCCCACTTGTATTCTGTTTGTCCAACATAACCTGATTGTTCCATGGAGGTATCATACTGTACACCTTGAAACAACCAATTGCTGTTGTTATTGGTTCGTCTTCCTGCTGTGCGTTCAAAGTCACTGAACAAACTAGAACATTCTAGGTTGATCACGCAGGTTCTTGCACTCTCTTGTATACTTACATTAAAAATTTGACCATCAAATAACATCAGTGGTGTACCAGCGATTGAAAGATCAGCATAGTTCAAGAATGCCTTGTACACAACCACTCTTGCACCTTCATAGCCAACCTTGTTGGTTATGTCAGTGCTCACATCAATGAATTTTTCTATATAGTTGTTGCCAACACCACTGAGTGTGATGCTGAACTTGCCCACACGAACATCAAAGTCTTCTGCCATGCCAGAAAAGTTCATGAAGTTGCCTTGTGCGCCATAGGTATTGGTTCCTGCTGTGGGTGCAGTGGCACTGTCATAGGCAATGTCAACACCACCTGATGCAAGATAAAGAGGAGTTGAGAGATGTATTTCTACAAGATCTACTGCTACGAAGTTCTGTCTATAGAATTCTTCGCGTACTGTGTTGCTTATGGTTTTCATTTACCATACCTCTCTCATGGCAAGAGATACTGTGCTGATACCACCATAACTGCTTTCAAATGACTGTTCTGGACTGTCTAGTACCATGGTAAATGGCACGCCATTGGTCCAGATCCTGGTACCTGATGGCACTGAACTCACACATGCTCCTGAGAACTGTACATTGGCAGTGCCTGATCCAGAAGTTGTGACTTCTTGTGTTACCATATAGACCTTGCTGTGTGTGTTAAAACGAAAGAAGTCTCCTGCTTTGAGAATCACTGTGTTATTCACACCTACACCTGTGAGATTCACCCAGCGTTGACCTGCTGCGACTGTGCCAGTGGTGGCCACATTGTTTGCACTGGTGTTGGAGGCCTTGGAGGTGCTGAGTTCTGGTAACACGATTTCAAAACTGTACATTGGTCCTAGTGCAGTTGCACAAAAACCTGTGACTTCACCCAGTTGGCTGGCAGTTAGGCTGGGATATTTTACTTCAAAACTATAGTAACTGTGTCCATGTGCCACACGGCGCAGTTTGCCAGCATTGGTTTCACTGGTGATAACAGGTGTGTTGATTTTGAAATTAACACTTTGGAAACTGGGCGTTTGTGGAAACTGCCCTGGTGATATATCTGCCATTATGCTCTACGTCCTTTTTCTAGTTGTGCTTCTGCAATGATACCAGTAATCATGCCTCTACGTGAAAGCAATAGTCTATCAAATCCTGATGCATCCACTGTAGAAATATTAAAGTTCACTGTGGTATTACCACCATTCAATTGATTGTTGGGTGTGATTGTACCAGTGGTTGCTGGAGTAAACAATTCTGGTCCTGCTTCACCAACCATATAGGTCTGTCCACCCATGACCGGACCACCTAACTGGCGTCCTGAGAATGTCTGGCTACGGATTGCTGCTACCTGTGCAAGACCTGCGGCAACCACTGCGGCTGCTGCGATAAAGTTAAAAGGAGGAGGGAATGTTGCCAGTGCCTTGGTTGCACCCATGTAGGTATTGATCAACGCAGAAGCAACGTTGAATGCCTTGGCAGCACGGAATGCATCCTTGTTATAGGTACCCAGTTGACCAAACACATAGGCCAATTGATCCACTGTG